GGATTCGAAAAGCATACAAAGGATTTAGCGCTTGCACTAAAAGCGAAGACAATACGCATTGAAGCTCCAATTATGGGAACTGATCTGGTTGGTATTGAAGTGCCAAAACAAAAACGAGGTTTTGCAAGTTATCCGAAAGACATTGAATTGGAACAAGGAAAACTAAAATTCCCCGTTGGCGTGAATGTGTACGGTCAATCCATCGTTAAAGATTTAGCCGAAATGCCCCACCTTCTTATAGCCGGCGCAACTGGTACGGGAAAATCAGTCATGATAAGTTCGATCATAAAATCTCTTGTTGACGTTAACGATTCTGATATTCTAGGATTTATTATGATCGATCCGAAACGTGTTGAGCTTTCGAGATATAATGATCTCCCTCATTTAGAATCGCCCGTGATTTTTGATAATCTCAAAGCAAAGGTTGCATTGCATTGGCTTGTTAGAGAAATGGAAAATCGCTATTCTGAATTAGAGAAAAGCAAGTATCGGCACATTGATGAATATAACGAAAATAATCGAGATAAAATGAGAAAACTGGTATTGTTGATAGATGAGTTTGCTGATCTTATATTACAATCAGAAGATAAAGAAGCGGAAACTGCAATTATTCTTCTTGCGCAGAAAGCTCGCGCAGTAGGTATACACCTCATACTTGCAACACAGCGCCCTTCAGTAAACGTAATTACGGGTCTTATCAAAGCTAACATGCCTACTCGCATTGCGTTTAGGACAACTTCAAAGGTCGATAGCCAGATAATATTAGACCAAAACGGCGCAGAGGAGTTACTAGGGAAGGGCGATTTATTGCTTTTAGACCCTCATGAACGCGGTTTATTGCGTCTACAAGGATACTATATTGAATAAACACACATATGAATACAAAACCCATTCCATTCAAAGAATTTGCTATTGCTGGCCCACCACAAGCTAGTCATGTGCGGTACAAGTTTATTTGTCCTAACTGTTTAAAGTTGGCCAACATGGTAAGGCAGGAAGGGAGAATTAACGAAGGAGAAAAGGAGCAATGGGGATGTGAGAATTGTTTGGGGAATTAAATAAATAAAATGTACTTCTTTGTGGGCTTACTTGTATTGAAGCACAATTAAAATATGCCAACATTACAAAAAGTGCTATGTGGTTAAATAAATCGATCACAAAAAACGATTAAATAACCCGTGAGGCGGTGCACGACTTAGATTATGGAAACAAAGACAAAAATGTTGATAATAGCTAAAGATGATTTTCCTTTAGAACAAATTATGGGCAAACCTATTGTAAATTTTTTTCGTAAATTTTTTTTAAGTAAATGGAAAGAATGTCATAGGTGCTATGAAAAAAGAAAAGGAATAAAAGTTGTTTCTTAATTTCTAAACGTAGCGAGGTGGCGTAGACGATAGCTTGATATACCTAGCAAGCGATGGTCGGAATCCGAAATCTAGGTTCGTAGTAGGAATCCGTAAAATGTTCCAATCTCGTCAAATCCTTACCCTCGCTACTTTAATACGATTATGATACCTATTGAACAACAAGTATGCTCGTTAGAGCCTTCTATTCAACTAAAAGAACTTGGCGTGCCACAGGAGAGTGTTTGGTATTGGTATAGAGGAAGTACTACTGATGCTAGTTATAGTTTAGGGGATACAGCAGATGTGATGAATAATAGTCTTATCCCATTGGTTAAAGATCAATGGGATGCGTTTTCCGCCTATACAGTCGCGGAACTCGGTGAACTTTTAGTGAATTATGATATAGGGAAAATACAGAAAGTTGGTAACAAGTGGGTTATAGGAGCAGTACGAGATAGAGACGAAACTGATAGAAACGGGATCAACGAATATATAGTTAAAAGGGTTGATATTTGGGACAACTCAGAAGCAAACGCACGTGCGAAAATGCTCATCTACCTTTTAGAAAACAAGCTAATTAAAGTTGAGGATTTATGAAAGCCACAAAAAAACCAGTTACAATTGAATACTATCCATTCGAAGCAGAGTACCTTAAAGATATTCTAAAGTGGTCAACTCCTGAAAGGCCTATCTCTCTTGAGATGTATGGCGCAAAAATACACATTACAACGCCTGAAGGGGTTATGACAGCCGAAAAAGGCGATATAGTGATTAAGGGCGTGAATGGCGAAGTGTATCCTTGCAAGCCAGATATTTTTACCAAGACGTATAAAACATAAAAAATATGACACCAAAACAATTTCTCGAAAAAGCCATTGAGGGTGGGTGGGGTAAGAATAAAAAAGAGGTTGAGTTAGATTTATTTAATGGTGATTACACGTTTTTATTCGATCCAAAAGCATGGGAAGCTGTGGCTAAGGTTGAGGGGTGGGGAAAGGAGAAAAATCCATATAAAGTTACTTCTATACTACATAAACATAAAGGGGAATTGTGCGGGAAAGTATTTTGTGAAACTGTGGGGGTAAAATATAAGCGTGATAAATATTTATTAAACATGCACCGCATGATTGATTTTGTCTATGAGGGGAAGACGATTGAGGGGTTTTTAAAGACTTTATCAAATCTAACTAAGCCTACGGGCATAAATATATGAATAATAATGAAATTGATTTAGAGATGATCCATTATTTAGATAGATATGACGAGGAGAAGATGATTAAGGATTTTTTAAAGACTTTATGAAAGCTACAAAAAAACATAAACATAATTACACAGAAGAACAATGGCTTGCATTATCCACGATTTTTGAAGCTTTTAATGAAAATCGTCGTCTAAAAAAAATGTTTACTTGCAACAAAGGGGATCGATTACATATCAATGATATTGAGAAAGGTGAGATCCGAACATGGGAATTAACAAAAATTGAAAATATGTAGTCGAATGTTTGAAGCAGAGGAGTTGGGCCAGATGATTTGTTTATTCAATAGCAATTGTGCTGTATAATATACATAAGAAATTACTTTATCCTATCAGTTTAGTTTTGGGAATATTAGCTATAATTTACTTGATTGTATCTTATGTTGCTAATAGCAGATTTGTTTGTGAAAAGGGGCAGTGTACAGAAGTAGAAGACCCATTGGGGATATGGAGATTCAAATAATTTGCATTTTGTTGTATAATTACATGTATTATGACCACTGAAATAATCTCATGTATGTTATACGCATTATGTACGGTTACACAGTACCCTAGTATACGTCCTACTTTGTATTGGGAAAATGGATACATAAAAGCGCCAGAGATACTGCTAGAGCCAATTGAAAAAGAAAAACGCCTTGTGAAAAAAGTATATTACTATGGGAACGGGCATTGTGTCCCCTATGCACGCGCACGAACTGGCATTCAAATTACCGGCATTGCTGGCAGAGCATTGGAAATTGCCAGATTTAGGGGGTATAAAACAGGTATCATACCGCGTGAAGGGTCTATAGTGGTACTTAACGAAGGCCCTGTGGGACACGTTGCGGTCGTAGAGAAGATTTATGGCGATATGCTATATATTTCCGAGCAGAACTATAGAGGGCTTTATATCGTGTCTGAGCGCATCATATCGGTAAGCTATGATTCTATATTGGGGTATATTTATTAGTATGAAAAAGAAATGCAAACCTGAATTTCATAGGTATGAGGTTAAAGACTGGAAAACTCTTGGAGGCTATCAAGTGCGCTATTACTTTTGCCGTGACTGCGGTTTTATACGGAGAGAAAAAATGGAAGAATTACCTTTTGAAAAATTAACGACAGCAAATTAAAATATATGAAAAATAGAATTGGTTTAGGTATGCCAGTAAATAAAAATACTCAAAATCGGTTTAAAAAGATGAACCGCGATTCTAAAGCGGCTGTGTTAATTGGTGACAGTAAACTAGCTAGTATGCCCACATCAAAATACAAAAACAAAAAAACCAAGTACCAAGGCATTTTGTATGACAGTATGCTCGAAGCTAAGGTGGCCAAGTATTTGAATATGCTTAAAAGCGCGAGAAACATGAAAGAGGAAGTTGTCGCCTATGAACGGCAAGTCAAATTTCCTGTTCATGTTAATGGTCATTTAATATGCACCCTCATTCTTGATTTTATGCTAGGTTTTGCAGACGGCAGAACGGAATATTGGGACGCGAAAGGAATTCAAACTCCTGTTTTTCGTCTTAAAAAGAAATTGGTCGAAGCCTTTTATGGAATAAAAATTAAACTAATAACAGAAAATGATATCCCACAAATATCTATATGAGTAAACGAAAATTAACACCATTAGAAAAGTCCATGGCAGAAATGTATCCGCCAGTTCCGCATGATAAAGAATGGAGCACATTCAAATGGGAGAAGGTGAAAAAGGGAGAGCAGATAAACCCAATTCTTTACGCAGGCGGAGATGAGATCATGGTCGAACAGTACGGGATTATTGGACATCTCACAAAAAAATATCGTAAAGATACAAAAAAAAAGGAAGCGTATTACGAATGTTCACTTATAGAATCTCGCGAAACAGGGACTGGTAAATTTGGTGAGTGGCTCAACAGCGTTAAAAATTTTGTACGCAAAAAATACAAGAGTGAATTTGCGGTGGCGTCTGTTACCAACCAGCCCTTGTATAAATATTTTATGCGACACAGTATTTACGTTGCTGTTGACGGAATTTTATGCAAGGTAAAATTAAAAAATAGCAAAAGTTGAATTTAAACTTGGATCAAAAAGCAAAATGTGATATACTTTTAAAAAAGGTCAAGAGGTGAAAAACGCAAATAAATGCGATGTGATATGCCTACAAAAATCAAGGGGGGCGCTACCTTATGGGCACGCCAAACTATAGAAAGTGATGTTTTTTATTTGAAGCCGGACAAGTGGTTTAAGATATGGTTTTATATTGTTACCAGCGTAAATCACAAAGACAGAAAACAGTTTAAAAGAGGTGAAGGTTTTTTCCAATACAAGCAAATAATGGCAGAAACAAAGGCAAATAGGAATCAGATAGACCATTGCATAAGATGGCTAAAATGCGCGACAATGATAACGACACGAAAAGCGACACGAGGATTTATCATTACGGTGCTTAAATACGACGAATTTCAGAACCTCAAAAATTACAAAAGCGACAAGAAAAGCGACAAGAAAAGCGAAGTAAAAGCGACACAGAAGCGACACAGAAGCGACACTATACACAAGAATGGTAAGAATGATAAGAATGATAAGAATCCCCCCCTACCCCCCCAAGGGGATTTGGGGGAATTAAAAGAAATCCTAAAAAATCTTTCTTCTTTGTCAGAGGCCCGGGTGGTGATACAGAAATATAATCTCAAACCGTTTTATGGGAATAACCAAATGTCCTATGATCTTGAGAGGGTTAAAGTGAATGGGCAATGGAAAAACTTTGCAGGAGGAATCAAAGATATACACTTCCAAACGTTGCGTTGAATCTTCATTATGCGCGTAAACCTTACAGTCAGTCAGCCAAACAAAAAGTGTAAGTTAGGCAAACGGTATATGAGGATTTTTTAAAAAAATATGAAACAAACACCGATACTAAATTTGTTAGTTGTGATAGCGTCGATAATCATAGCTGTGATAGCTTGGCTACCTTTTGCAATGTTATTGGTTATTTTATTGAAAGGTTTGCGTTAGCTCTATGAAATATTTTGATATGTTTTCGGGGATAGGTGGATTCAGCTTAGGTATAGGAAATAAAGGTGTCTGTGTTGGTTACTCCGAAATTGACAAATACGCAATTCAAGTTTATGAAAAACATTTCCCACAACACAAAAACTATAGAGACTGCACAAAGATCAATGTTTCCAAATTACCAGCCTTTGATCTTCTCACTGCGGGATTCCCTTGCCAGAGTTTTTCAATTGCTGGCAAGCGACGAGGATTTAAAGATACAAGAGGCACTTTGTTTTTTGAGATCGCCCGAATTGCGAAAGCTAAAAGACCTAAAAATTTACTCCTTGAGAACGTCAAAGGACTTCTGTCGCATGATAAGGGCAATACCTTTGCGACGATCATCGGAACGCTTGATGAGCTGGGGTATGACTGTGAATGGTGTGTGCTTAACAGCAAAAATTTCGGAGTCCCGCAGAACAGGGAAAGAGTGTTCATTATTGGATATCTTAGAGGATCGAGTAGACGACAAGTATTTCCTATCGGAGAAACAAAAAGAAATGATGCAAAACTGGAAAAGTCAGCAAAATCCGTTAAAAGCCCCACACTTACGGCAAGGGGTGCAGGAGAGTGGCATAGCGGAATGATCCTTGTCAGAGAACCGCAAATACGTCGTTTAACCCCTACACTCAACACAACGCAAGGCGGAAATAGACAGCCTTTTATACAAAGACAGCCATTAATAAGATACCTAAACCGTAACCAAAAGAACATTAAAGGAGACTATGCTTTTACCGTAGACGCAAGCCAGACAAGCGGTGTACGAATAGATCAAAGAATCCGTCGTCTTACTCCCGTAGAATGTGCAAGGTTGCAAGGCTTCCCTGATGATTGGCATGAAGGACTTTCAGATACACAGGCTTATAAAGTTTACGGTAATGCGGTAACAGTAAACGTGGCAAAAGCAATAATTCAAAAATTATATGAAAAATAAAATACTTAAAATTACATGGCGTGCGCATAGGGCAGTATGCGGTGTGGATAACAACACATGCGTTGCCTGTTTGTGGCATCTCGTGGGTTACCTGCTACCACAGATGTAGTGCGCACGTCATACGATTTTAAAACTAGAAATTTTGTAATTTAATCTTTTGTTTGTTGAGTATACTGGTTTTAAATTTTACTTGTATATTCTATCTAACAAGAAAAAAATATGGAGAATACACAACACAATGACGGGGACGAGACTCAAAGAGAGAAAACTCAAGAGGAAGGAGAATTGCACAAATTCAGAACGAAAATTGATGCGAATATTCTAAAGGCAGAGCATGTGTTAGTAGGTTCGCCACAGTATGCACGCGAAATGGCATTGGTGCGCACGAAGTTACAAGAAGCAAAGATGTGGGTTGGTAAATGTTTAGAGGTTTTGGGGTCTCATTTTCCCAAAGAGTTGCGAGATCATTCCGAGGATCGTGACTCAGGTGTCCAGTCGTGCGAATAAAAAACCAGTGAGAAAGTATGGCAGGCGTGAGTGTGAGTAGGGGAAGATGCACACCTAGAAAGGATCTAGGAAGACTCGTTCGACTCGAGAGCCTCGCTATGCTAGTGTTCCAGTATGACAAAAAACGCAAACGTAAATAACGATGAAACAAAAAGAGAGCTTGATATAATCCTAATTCTTGAAATTGTTATACTGATTTTGCATTTTGGTATCATTGGATACAACATCAAATTTTGCCATTAAGAAAAAACGTGAATAAAAAAGAGAGGCGTTATGCAGCTCTCTTTTTTATTTGCGCTGATTTTTTTCCCATGGCTCTATAATAAGACCTAGGGCGAGGTGAATGACGATGTTGCTCTTTAGCGAGAAGTGACGCCGGATTGATTTTTTCTCCGCAATGCGGGCATTTGATTTTTGATAGCATGGTAAAAATGATTCTCTCCACCACCATCCGCGCTCATGGTCGCCCAACAGATTCATACGCTGTACGCGCATACCTCTTTATTGGCATGAGGCGGATGGCGGAGGGGAGTTAACAATATGGACAATTCGCTTTGGAATTGTGTTTGATTGTAGGATTATTTTTGTGGCTTATTTCCCATTTGTTTTTGGAGTAGTATTGTTTCGCGTATTTTTTGATTCGTGTTCGATTTTTTACGCGGAATTGTTTTCTATACTTTTTCCATTTTTCTTTTTTGAAATATTTTGATAAATATTTCTTTCTTTTTTCTTTTTTTTCTTGTGGGTTTAGATCTTTGCGTGGTATGTATTTTCCGTTTTTTGATTTGTATTCCATAACAATCTGGTGGATTCGCTGTCTTGTTACATGATATGTGTCTGCTATCTCTTGATATGTTTGTCCTTTTGCTCGTAGCCTTTTGATTTTTTCTTTTTCTGTGAAAGTCATATTAAAGGTTATTCGCGATTGTGTTTTGCATTTCTTCGGGATTTTTTATGGCTTCTCTGTATGTCAGTTTTTTTGCGTCTCCATAGTTATTGTATGCGTCCACCTGTTCATTGTATTCTTTTATTGCTTCTTTTAATTCTGTTTTTTCAAATTCAGCCATTTCTTCTTCATCTTCTTCTTCTTCTGCAATCAGATGCTCCAAAATGTCCGTCACTCTATCTGCGGCCGTATCGCTCCAGTCATAGTATTGGCTTGTTACAGACAAGTCTTTTCGTGCTTCTTCGTAGGGGGCGTCTTCTTGGGGAATTATTGCCATTATCGTTCGTTGATGATTTTCTGGATTTATTATTTCCGCTTCTTCGAGTTTGTTTGCGTCGGCGATTGAATCCCAATAGATACTTAATCCATTATCTTCTGCGTATTTTTCGAGTTCTTTCCGGGTGTATTGTACTCCGTCGAGTGTATATTTCATGTTTTTTTACTTGACATCTACAACAGAATTATCGTAGAATACAAGTGTGTTAGATAGGATTTGAGGAGTAGGAGCGCGGACGGGACAGGCGCATAATGTATATGTTGTGGCCGTGTCTATATGTCGTTGCTCCTTCTCCTTATTCCTACTATTAGTATAGCGCAACATACGTATGTTGTCAAGCCCCCTAAATAAGCCATTTTTTAGGGGTGTGGATAACTTTATTTTTAAAAATGAAGATAAAAAAACTAACACATCATTTTTGGAATAGTACATGGTTTTGTCAGAACCGTTTTTGCCCGGGGGGAAAGATCGCTATTCCTAATAATATTCGCCCAGTTATACGAGGAGAATTAAAGTTTTGTCCTATTTGTGCCAGAGGACTTGACAAGCCCGCACAAACTGTCAAAATGAAATAATACGAAGTTTTTTTATGACTCAAAACGAAATTGAACAACTCGCAAAGAATCAGTACAGGACAGAGATCGCGAATGAGATCAGCAAACTGTTCGAGGAGAAAGAACCTATCCCCCATTTAATATTTTTGTACAAGCAAGGACGGCGAGGAGCTGAACTAAAAATGATCGGCAATACATCGTTTAAATTCCAGTTGGTCTGTATGGTGTTGAACGAAATGGTGACGAAGAATTACGAGGAGAAATTTGATCCCAAAAAACTAGAGGTGTTGCTTGAAACCGTAGCCAGTGAAGTAGAGAAGTTTGGTACGGTAAAGTTGCCAGACGTTACGTTTAATAAGAAAAAATAATCATCTATGAAAACAAATAAAAAAAAAAGAGCGTCGCAGTAAAAACACCCAAAAAAGTGCATGGTGAGGTTAAGGTGCGAGGCAAGCCGTTTGTGAAGAATGATCCAAGAATCAATCTAAAAGGTAGGCCAATCGGCGCGGTTTCAGTTATTACAGAAATAAAAAGAATGTTCGCCGATGATCCGACGGCTTTAAAGAAATTTAGAAAAAGATATTTAGACAATCCGAACAACGAGAAGCATGTTGTAGAGATGATTGATGGAAAACCTAAACAGATTATAGGGGGTGATAGTGATAACCCGCTTACCATAACATGGAGGGAAGAATAATCAGCATACCATACACACCCCGCAATTGGGCCTTAGAGCTTCACAATTCAACGAAACGATGGAATGTTCTTGTACTTCACCGCAGAGCAGGGAAGACGACCGCTGTTATCAATCACCTTCAAAGAGACGCACTACGCAAGCCTAAGACTGATTACGCATACATTGCCCCGACGTATAAGCAAGCGAAACGCATAGCTTGGAAAATGTTACTGGAGTACGCACAGCCTATCCCGCAGATTAGAGCCAACGCATCAGAGTTAAGTGTTGCATATCCGAACGGATCATCTCTTACTTTGTACGGGTCAGAGAATGTCGACAGCTTGCGAGGTCTTGGATTACATGGATGCGCACTTGACGAAAACAGTCAGCAACCGAGCAATATATTCAGCGAGATTATCAGTAAATGCTTGGCCGATAATCTGGGGTACAATATCTGGCTTGGAACACCCAAAGGCAAAAATCAATTTTATAAAACTTATCAAAATTCCCAAAAAAGCAAAGACTATTTATCTGTGTTTCGGACAATCGAAGATACGTTCAAGAATGAGAACGGACCGGTTGTAGACAATCTGCGACAAGCATATGAAGACGATAAGCGTTTGGTGAAGATTGGCGAGATGACAACGGACGAGTTGATGCAAGAATGGCATTGTAGCTTTGAGGCAGCAATCAAAGGCGCGTACTACGCACAAGAGCTTGAGGCAATGCGACAGGACGGACGCATTAAACAAGTACCATATGATACGGAGTTGCCAGTCTATGATGTGTGGGACTTAGGGACAGGCAATAAACTTTCAATTGGATTTTATCAGAAGGTAGGGAATGAGGTTCGTATGATTGATTACTGGGAAGGGCAGAACACGCAAGGTATCAAGGACGCGGTACGAGAGTGTAAAAACAAGCCTTATGTATACGGAAAACATTTTGCACCGCATGACATTAGACAAACAGAGATCAGTAGTGGCATGTCACGGTGGGACACCGCAAAAGGGTTTGGCTGGAAATTTGAAATAGTGCCAAGCGTATCAATCGAAGCTGGCATTGAAAAAGGAAAGTTATTTTTTAGCAGATTATGGGTTGACGAGACGGCGTGTGATGTTTGGGTAGACGCTATCTCACAGTACCGGCAGGAGTGGGACGACAAGCGAGGGTGCTTCAAAGATAAGCCGTTGCATGACTGGACTTCGCACAAGGCAGATATTCATAGATATGCCGCTCTTGTCGAAAAACAAATGAGTAATGAGGTAACAGCTACATGGACACCACCATCACATACGCCAACGAGTGAGTATGAGGGGTGATTTATACAGGGAACAAGATTTATCTTGTTAATGGCACAAGCAAGCGAAATAATAAGCATCGTCAAATTATAAAAGTAAGCTATGAATTTTTTGCCTTGGCGTTAATGGTTTTAAACGAGCTGGCCCTTTGTGGCATAAAATCTTGTGCCTTGTGTAAGTGATTTGTAGATATGGAAAATTTATATTCAAAAACTTTATCAGAAACAGGAATTTTAATATCAAAGTCAGTAAAATTCTCTTGGAAATTTCCATTCGTAAAAGTTATACGGCATTACATGACCATTGCAAAAGCACAGAGAGTTTTAAATCGTTTGGAGAATAGAACACTAAATTTCTATGGAAACAAAAACAATAACAGAAAGGTTAGAAGAAGTTAACAAAAAAACAGAACGGACGTTAAAGGCATTGCCAAGCAAACCTGCCGCAAATGTTTTAATTACTAACGTGCATTTAATATCAATAGGTATAAAGTTGAATTTATTGATAGAAAGTCTACAAAAATAAGGGGGGAATAATTGAAAAACCAATAAAAGATGTACACCCGCGTTGAGCGTTGTTTTGAGTCCGCCTAACGCAAGGTCTGTACATCTTCCTTGCGTTAGGCCCTCTAAATAGCACTCAATGAGAGTGTTTTTTTGTTTATGGCTGAAGAAATCACAAAAAAATTAGCCGACGATCTGGTAGACGTAGCACGAAACCAACTCCAAGCCTCACAGGATCACAAGCAGGAGCGTATGAGGGAGATTTTGTTGAGCGAACGCTATTATGCTAACCGCGCTAAAAAGGCGTTACAAGGACAATACAATGTCCCTATTCCTGTTATGAGTGGGTTTGTAGACACATTCCATTCAAAGATTGATGAGCCTGTCAGTGTCATTTTTGGGCATAATGATGAAGCAGATTTAAAACGAGCAATGAAAGTTACCGCAGCGCATGAAGTGGATAGTGCGCCAGATCACGGCCAGTGGGACAGAAAAGACCGCATGGCCAAGAAAATGGCACTATTTAGTGGTCGAGGCATTTATCAGTATCATGCAGAGAACACACCGGAATACAAGTCTAACTTTGATGTGATAGATCACTTGGATTTTCATTGTCAGCCCGGCGGAGGAAGCATACTTGATAATCATTTATTCAATGGGAAGGAAAATGTTTATAAGACAAAATCTCAACTTGAGGAAGGTGTGCGCACGGGGTTATATAATGCTTCACAAGTCCAAAATTTAGTTGATAACCAAGACGAAAAAACCAGCCAAGACATTGAAGACGAAGCAGGGCTAAGAGCTGAACGCGATGATTCGCTAAGATTACAGACTGTGACCCAGAACAATTACGTAGGCGAGCCGTTGTTCACACTCTGTGAGTGGTATTTAACATATCGAGGTAAGCGGTATTATCTTCTCTTTGAAAGCAAGTCAAAATCATGGTTGCGTGTTCAGCCACTAAAGGAGTTATACCCATCAGAAAAGTACCCAATAGTATCTTGGGCTACGCATGAGGATCACTATGCGTTTTGGAGCAAGGCGCCGGCAGATGACATGCGTCCAATACACGAGTTTACGCGGATTGCTTTAAACGAAGGGCTTAACAACTTACGCAAGCGCAACTGGGATATGCGGGTAATTGATTCTAATTTTTTTCCCGATCCGTCGCAGTTTATTTATAAGCAGCCAGACCAAATAGTTGTGGGTTCACCACCAGCAGGTCGTCAGATTCAAGAAGGCGTGTATAAGTTTGAGACGCCGGATACGACTAACGTAACGATACGCTTAATTGATTATGTCAAACAGGCTGTGTCTGTCGAAGCAGGGATTTCACCGGATGCAAAAGGGCAATCTGAAGAAGACAAGGTGAGTATTTATTTTGGTAACTTGCAACAGGTAGCGGACCGCATTGGGCTTACAAGCAAAGCATACAATCAAGCATTTACGGAAATCGGCGTGAGATATTACGAGGGGTTAAAAGAACATTTATCTGAAAGTATGTTTGTTAAGATGGTGGGTCTTGGCGGTGTTGAGTGGGATGAATTGAAAAAAGAAGACCTTAACCCTGTGCGTGATTTTAATATCACGGTTACTGGCGGTAGCGCTGAAGCGCGAATCAACGAAGTGAAGAAAAAGAATCGACAGCAAGGAACTGATAAGGTTGTTAATTTGATGGCATCCAATCCGGCGGCACAAGGAGCTGTGGGTGCGAAATGGTTGCTTGAGACGATATTAAGAGAGAGTGATTTTGATGACGAAGAGATACGCATTGCTATGGACACGGAAAACGAAGGCGAACGTGAGATCATGTCAGAGGCCGCGGACTCTATACAGATGATTATAGCGGGTAAAGAAGTGAAACTTAATCGTGGCGCTACAACTGGGTTTGTACAAAAGATTTTAGATTTTGCAACAGATAAAATTGGTATTGAAGATGAAGAAACCTATCAAAAGCTGATTGATTACGCGAATGCGCACATGGATATAGTCAAAGAGAATATGGCGCGTAAAGTTTCCATGCAAGTTGCGGCAACAGCACCGGCATTGCCGGGAACAGATGAAAAAACACCCCTTACTGGCCCACCTACGGTATCAAAAACAGAGAATCCATTGACCACAATACCAGAAGGTGCGCGAGTACCGCTAGCGCCTAGTGCATTACAACCAACATGACAATACACGAAAAACTAAAAAAACTTAAAAGTGAAGTATTTACCCCAGAATACCAAGATGAGTCAAAGGATTTTGTTGCTAGGATCGAAAAACAAGTTACTGAAGACATATCGAAACAGCAGGCGCTAGAAATGGTCGGGATTCAGATGTTGCTGGAATTTTTAGAAAATGAGACCAAACAGATCAACAGAGGCTTACAAATGAATGAGGATATGAGCGAGGAAGCACGCAAGTTAGTGTTTGAAAAGAGAAGGTGGAATCATAAGGTACTTTCATTGTTTATTAGCAACCTTGAGTCGTTGGAGCAGACAATCGATCGTAACCTAGAAGAAATATCAGACACAGGAACAATCAAATATACCGAATAATATGGGTAAAAACAAATTCAAAAGGTCGGCGTCAAAAAGGAAAAGAGAACGGCGCAATAAACGAAGGAAAAAAAATGAAAAATGACAAATTCACTTATAATTTACCGAAACATATTACAGACAGTTTAGAGGCTGGCAGGCTTAAAAAACCTAACGGCCAAACAATTAAAACACTTCGCGAGGCTCGTGATGTATACATGCAACAACAAAGCATGCAATATGAGCCACAAAGCGAGTATGAAGGATAATGGCAACAAAAAAGATAACCGCATATAGTGTGTTTAAGAAAGAGGGCAGTTATGAACGCACATATAGCGAAGAAGTACACGGTAAAGCATTCCAAAAGAATGCTGAAAGTTATACCGAAAAAATTGGCGGTAAAATGCGAGAAGCTACGGAACAAGAAGAACGTGGCGAAGTACCTACACCAGCAGAATTACGAGAACAAAAGAAAGTGAAAGAAGGAGAAATTACAACAAAAACAAAACAGTCAGTACCCCAAGTTTAGCTCTAGCGGAGTGAACCGCACAAAAAAATCTGTTCAAGAGCAATGACAGTAAAGTCACTAAAATCTATAGGGCAGTTACCCTTTATAACTAACTTGCCGAGTCAACGGCACAATACAATCTTATGTCAGATAAAACTGAAAAGGCAACTGATATCGAGCCTGTAACAAACGATATCGACAAAGAGCTTGAGGAGACCCAAAAAGAAGAAGATACCTTGGAGGAAGGCTCTCAAGCAGAGGAGGAGAAGGAAGAGGCTAAGACGGAAGACCCAGAAGAAGTCAAAAAAGAAAAAGAACCAGACGAGAGCAAAGAGAAAAAGGAAACGGAAGAAAAAGAAGAAGACAAGCAAGAGGAAGAAGAGCAAGAAGAGGAAACCGAAGAAGAAGCAGAGGAAGAAAAAAACGAGGATGAAGTCGAAGAAAAAAACGAAAGCGGAGAAGAAACACCCCCGCGTTACGACTATGTATCTCTTAAAAAGCACCAAAAGCTTAAAGAGAAGTTCCGCACAGCCACCGAGGAGTTGAAACAACTCAAGGAAACCAAAGCGGAAACAGACGACACAGTAACAACGGGGGATGTAAAAGACATCCTCGAAAAATACAATCTTGACGATACAAACAAGGCATTTATCGAAGACCTAATTGGTACTTTAAAAAAACAAATTGGAGTGCCTAAAGAAACACTTGACTCAATCCAAAAAGCGCAGGCCGATGCCGAAAGCATCAAGAAAAAAGAGTTTGAAGACAATCAATTTTCTGTTGATTATAACGAAACTTTTTATGAACTTGATGATAAAGGCAAGGTCAAAAAGGACGCAGACGGTAAGCCTGTCACAAAAGACGGATTTGACAAAGCGCCAGAGCTTTTGGAGAAAGTTAAGGAGCTGGCGTTTACAAAACAGTTTGTAAACGCGCCTCTTGACGCAGTGTATCTTTGGGCCGAACGGACAATGCCGAAAGTCAAGAAGACTTCTGAATCAACCTCTACTTCTCATGGTGAACGTGAAGACAATCTAACTAAAACCTTTGACCAAGTTACCGACGAAGATGTTGCCAAAATGGATTTAGAAACGTACGAAAAATATAACGAGTGGCAATTGAAACAGGAACTTGAACAAGGGACTGATATATCACGGGGCGGAAAGGCTATGAAAGTATAGTTTTATCGCTCCTTGTGAGCGAATTATGGCAGCTAATCCAAACACAATAACAGGGGGGATTCCAGAACATTGGGACAAACAATACCAAATCTCGAATCTCAAAGTGCCTGTATATCGTGCTATTGCAAATACACGACTTACTGGCATGCTTTCAGTTGGCGATACCGTCAACCGTGAGTACCCTTCAACTATCTACGCCAAGACAATGGGCGCAGATGGTGCTTTTACGAGACAGGGACTAACCGACACCAACGAGCAGTTGGTAGTCAATCAAGAAAAAGACGCATCGTTCTACATTAAAAAGTTGGACGAAATCCAAAACAAACCATCAGTGCGTAACAAGTACGCAGAGCTTTCAATGATTGCTCTCTTCAATAAAGTAGACGGGGATGCACTTGCAGAAATCGCAAACGCGACTGAATCAGTGGACGATGGAGACCTTGGCGGGACCGCAGGGACCGCATTAACCGCTTCCACGACAAACGTGCATAAAGTCTTTGTCCAAGCAAGGAAGTTTATGCAACGCAACAACATATTGCTTAACCCGAATGATCGTTTTACAGGCAAACGTGAAAGCGACATGGTTAAACGTTATGGCGTTGCGGCAATCTCTCCGGACTTTTATGCTACGTTACTTGATTACGTAGGTGGAAAAGAATCAGTATTTGGGGATCAAGTTGCACGAAGCGGACACGCTGGTCATTACTTGGGATTTGAGTTATTCATTTCCAACGCATTGTACTGGACTGGTACGCTTGCAGTTGCAACACAGCCAACGGACGGCGATACGGTTGTAATCAATGGTGTTACATTCACGTATAAGACCACTCTCGGTACTACGGCTGGTAACATCTTAATTGGTGCATCAGCGGCAACGGCAGTGGACGCGATAGTAGCGGCAACAAACAACAGCGAAAGCCTTGCAGCAGAGGCGGCAGGTACTCTCTATGTTGAACTTACGGCGGCTAATAGAAGTCTCATAGACGGCATCACTGCAACAGATGCAACAACGACAGCCACCTTTGTTTCTAAAGGTTGGGGATATGTAATTGTATCTGAAACCTTTACGGACGGAACTGATACTTGGACCGCCGCAAAACAAGTTGAGCATCAGTACTTCGGTGTGAATGCTTCAACTGATGTGGTTATACAGAAATCTCCAAACACTTTAGTACAACCACGAAGCGGTTATGTAGGGAGCGACGTTGCGACGTGGACGGCATATGGAATCAAGACGTTCAACGAGCAAAAGGTCATGATGGTAGACGTACAGACGCGCTCGGACGCATACTAAACCTATAAACATAATATGATGTGGGTGATCCTTGTGATTGCCCGCATCCTATACCCAAACAAATGAACATGAATAAAAAAATATTACGGGTAAGCATGTTTATCGGTATTCTCGGTCTTGCAGTAGGACTTATAGCTGGCGCGATTCTATCGCCTAGCACGAAAGATGTTATTGCAGGCACGTTTGACGAGGCGACTTCGATTATCATTCCAAGCGGATTCAAAAACAAAGTTGTTGTAGAACCCTTGGGAGAAATAGGAGATGAGCCAGCGTTAGGTGGACTTGTGCAGTTTGGCCAACCAGATTTTCCAGACGGATTAAAAGTAGATGGCACAGCAGCTATTGACGGATCACGCGGAGGTGCTTTCACAACGCTAACGGCGACTGGAGCTACAACACTAAGCGGTGCGATAACTTCTAGTGGGACCAATTCGTTTACTGGAGCAAATACATTCCTTCAATCAGCCTCGACGACGGTTACCGTTGGGAGTGCGACCATAGGTGGGTGTTTTTCCTTTGGGGATGATGATAATGGTGGTCTTACCTATATCACCACACTAAATGGCGTAGTTCAAGCTACTACGACACAGCCTTCAATCTGTCAATAATCCGATAAAATGCTTATCACTTCGCCGTACTCAAGGGGACGGCGAAGACTTAAACATTTTAACAGGGAATAATCCCTAAAAAACTAATATGAAATATTTAGCTATAATAGCAGTTATAATCTTGGCAGTAGGCGGGTATGCATATTTTTTCAATCCCGAGCCAAGTGTTTTGTTAGGTGGGCCAGAAGTGAACAGATTCCAAAGCGATGTAAGCCATACGCTTGTTTCTGTTACAAGTGCGTCTACTACAGTGTTATCAGCTAATACAGCGAGAGCATACGCCATGATAACTAACATTGATTCAAGCAATGTTGTGTATGTGAATTTAGGCAATGACGCGGCATGGAAAACAGGGATTGAACTTGCCGCTGGCGAGAGTTATGAGATTGATGCAGATAACCTCTACGTAGGTTTAATCACGGCAATAGCTACCACAACGGTTGAAGTAGTAACTGTCGAAAAATAAAGAATGCAATTACATCCGGGCGAGAATTTTACTCCTTTCCGTCTACTTGGGGATCACACTGACCCTACCACTTATTATGTGCGTGCGGTAATTCGCAATGCCAAAACAGCGGCTTTGATTGAAACACTTGATTTGACTGATAACGGGAGCGGAGATTTTACAGGTACGTTTCAAGTGCCGCAAGACACAAGTGGACAAGGATTCTACTTGAAAGTTGCCACATCCGTTTATACAGATTCGGAATATACAACCAAGTCAAGCAACCACGCCGACGAAGGGGAAACATACTTAGTGCAGGACAGATTACGACGGTTCGGCGGGGGTGGCGGTGGCGTTGATGTGGATTACGACAAGATAAAAAAAATAGTTGCCAAAGAGGTAAAAAAACATGAGGCAAAATACAAAGAAGGGATAGGAAAAAGATACGATAATCTTGCAACAGGAATTTCGAATGTTTTAAATTCACTTACCGAAGCACAAACAAAAATACTAAATGCCATGCCGCCAGAGCCAGAAAGCACGGATTTAGAACCGGTATTATCTGGTTTAGAGGAGATAGTACAGACAATCGATACTTTGCCTGTCCCAGAATCTGTGGATTTATCAGGTATAGAAAGGATACAAAAGAGCCTAAAGTTGATAAAGAATGACGTAGAGAAGCGCGAAAGAGTAATTGTAAAAACTATAGACGATCACGTTAGTGGACTGGTTAAAGTAGTCAGTGAATTAAAAAAAGAAATGAGGCAAATGCCCAAAAAAATATCGTTTAATATCCAACCGATCGAAAAGACAGACGAGGAACAAACTGAAGAAGAACAACAGGGGAAAAAGGGATTATTTTCTAACCTTATAAATAAATGAAAAAACTATTTATAATTTTTGTACCATTACTTATCTTGTTGGGTGCTCTATCTATCTACAACGAGTATCAATGGCATAAGGGAGGAACATCCGCATTGCTAGGTGCTGGTACGTCTACGATGGGATCATTGCCAGCGTTTCGTGTAGATAATAGTGTAATAGTTCCGAGAAGTAAGAGCTTGCCTTTGGGTATGGGGGGCGCGAGCGGGCAGTCTGGAGTAATACGATTTTTAGAAGACAGTGATTTTGGTAGTAATTTTACAGCGTTGCAAGCGACAAGTTCCATTGCGTCAAATGTAACTTACACTTTGCCACCTACCGACGGAACAAGTGGGCAAGTCATACAAACCGACGGGAACGGAATATTGAGTTTTGTTACGCATACCGTAAGCGGTTTTACAGAAGGGAGTACGTTATTTGCCGGATCAACTGGCGAAATAACAGAGGACAACGCAAATTTTTTCTGGGATGATACGAATGATCGGCTGGGGATTGGCATTGGAGCACCAACAGCCAACCTTCACATAGAAGGAAGCGCCACAGACACGACTTTGCAGAAACTTGACGGCGCAACCAATGCGTATACAGGGACAAGTGCATATCAAGGATACGATGTGGATATGGATATTAGTACATCAGGTGGTAATGCGTTCAATGTTACAGGGATGAAGTTTGACATTACCAATACACATGGTTCTGATACTGGGATAATTCAAGTTCAGGATATTGCGGGAATGGATTTTGATTTGACGCTAAACTCGACCTTTGAAAATATAAGTGTCTTTGCGCAGGAAAGGGATTTTGGAATGAAGTTTGATTTGACGAATACCAGTACTTTTACGGATTCTGTAATGACTCAAAAAGTATATGGATATGATTCTGCAATTAATTCAAGGCCGACATTTGACGGTGCTGGTATGCAACATACGCTAGAAACATATGGGATGAGACTCTTTGTCAAAACCAATCCAACGTTCACAGCAGGTAATTCTTTAAATGTTAGGAATTATGGGGTATCGGTTGAGGCAATAGGAACGACAGTGGGAAGTAGTGAGAACTATGGATACTATATCCATGATTTAACTGGCGGAGACGATAACTACGGATTTTATATTAACGATAGTGATACAGGAAGTAATGTTTACGGATTATATTTTGATCCCGATATTCAGTCTATACACAGAGGACAATTTAAAATAGGTGATACTACAGACCCAGACGCGATGCTAGAGATAGTTGCAGACGCGACATCATCAGTAGGATTGCACATTAAGGGGGCGGCATCGCAAACAGGTGCGTTGATGACGATGACAGACTCGTCTGATAATGTCTTTTTCAATTCAGGAGATGGGCTTGCAGGTAGCGAGGTAGTATGGAATGAGCAACAAGCTGATATCGACTTTAAAGTACACGGAGATGGGCTATCTCATATGATCCATGTAGATGCAAGTACGGATAGGATAGGAATAGGAATAGAAACGCCAAATCAATTTTTAGATGTCCGCGCTCCAGACGGCGCGAATAGCACCGCTTTCGCTTTCGCTTTCAGGAATTTAGATACAACCAACGGCCAGGGCCAGGGAGTTCTGATACAGGCCGGAAACGGAACATCTGATTATCCGTTAGGGATTCGCGATAGGGCTGGAACAGATTTGTTTCGAGTGGTCGCGGACGGGAAAGTTGGAATCGGAACAATAACCCCCAGTTCTGCATTGTCTATGGGAGACGACGATCTTATTACTCGTGACGTGAATGCGGGATTGACGGCATCAACTACGCAGTCGCAGGGTCAAGGAGCGTTGACAGCAGAAATAAACGAGGTAGCGACGGTTGGAAATGCTAACGATGTGGTAACGTTACCTACAGCAGTAGCAGGGTATAAGATTGTAATTATCAATAACGGGGCGAACACTTTGCAGATATTTCCCGCGTCAGGAGATGATCTGGGCGCAGGTGTAGATACGTCTACTACGCTGGCAAGTGGTAGCAATGTGCAGTATGTATCATACGACGCTACCAACTGGGAAGCTATCTAAATTTTTACAACAATTTATAGTATGAACTAAATTTAACCAAAAACATATGGCAAAACAAATGACTTATCCAAACCCATACGATAGCGCTAATCCTTATACAGAATCGTATTGGATGTTAGCAGAAGACCCAAAACTTAACCGTCTAAATAAAACAGGTCAACTTTTGTTTTATGGCTATGCGAATCAAGCGGCAAGAGATAACTTAGACGCTCCGATTGGACAAAAGGTGTATCCAGTAGTCAATACCAATTCAGACGAATACATGACAGAAACAACTCCTTTTGACGATTATTTTGATGAAACGGTTTTAAAAGTTCTTGATAAAACGAACAGAAGCAAAGCGTATGATTTCGCAGACGCTTACTTTGACGGGGATATCAAAACAGGATACACGCAAGAAGATGACGGTACATACACGCGAGACAGTGACGGAGAAACCGTGTTGGTATCAGAAGCACGTAAAACATTTTTTGACGGCGCAACAGATGTCTAAAAATAACACACTATACTATGATGAAAAATATTATTATAACACTAATATTGATAGCTCTGATTGTGTCTTTGGGATTACATGCGAAAAAATATCATGAAGAATTTTTGGGAAATTACAGTATTGGTATTCGAAATCAATTGGTAGAGGAAGTATATTTGCATACTGTGCTGGGCGGATTGAAATTGACGAGAAAAAATGGTGAAGAATTTGTTATTGTTTCACAAGAATATTTGCAAACGTTACCGGCCGCAAACGCTGATGACGTAGAGCAACCTTAACTATGACAGGAGCAGATACAAAAACACAAGTGGAAAAATGGCTCGATGGCGAAACCATAGATGATATCTTTTTTTACCAGATAGTGAATATAGCAAGGTCAGAAATAGAAGCTATGCGGCCATGGAGAAAATTAGTGTCTAGTGTTGCAACGGCGACGACTTCCGCGAATGATACGTTTGAAACATATAGAAGTCTACCGGACGATTTTGCGTATGACTATAAATTGCAGGTGGGCGCAAGCGGAACGCAGCCACAGGACTATACGCCCATAGCTTTTGAAGATAAATATTCATTTCAGTATACGTCTGGGTATTACTACATTGATTTAGCAAATGACAGATACGCTTTAACAGGAATACAAGTTGATGGTGAAACAATTTACTTGTTTTATATTAAAGATTCAGCAGAGATAACAGAAGATTCTAGTTGGGTGTTCCCGTCTCGTTTCCATGCGCTACTCGCAATAAAAACAGCGTTCAAAATAGCAGAGGCGCCAGAGCATGATGAGATTAACGATACTATTGCTAAACGAATAAAAGGCCAAGCCAAGACGTTAAAAGACGCAATGGAATTATGGGACACAAATTTAAAATTGCGAACCATGAACCACAGTTTTAGGAATGGAGATACTAGAGGATATACGGATGGTCATGTAAATAATAGCGAGTACCAATAAAATGCCTAAAAAAGTACAAACAATTGAAGCCTTCCCATATGGGACGATAAATACACTTGACGCATACAAGTTGCCTCATGCACCAAAAGCAGCGACGTTTGATTCAAAGAATTGGATTACTGTAGGCAACAAGATAGAACTCGCGCGTGGGTATGCTATACTGGGCAACTTGCTAACTGGCACTGGCGAAATTACTGGTTTTCATGTTGGCAATAAAGTAGACGGCACCTTAGTTGCGTTTCGTTCAAGAGGGAAGGCTGTAGAGTATTATGATTCTGCCACTGATACATGGATAGAAGTTACCACGGCAGCAGGAGGCACAGATATTTTGGGGAGCGATGCAGATGGTGAAGAAGTTTCCTTTGCCAATTATGAATCACCGGCAGGCAATCAAGTATGGTTATCTTCACCAAATAGCGGCCTGTTCAAAATAATGACCGCTAACCCCGGCATAGCGAAAGATAACTACTTGAACAGCAAAAACTTCAAGGGACGCATACGAATAAAACAGAATAGGATGCTATTGTTTTTTAGAAATTCTACAACCACATTTGATAAGCTTTTCAAAGATAACACCAGTGTGTATGGATCATATATTGATACGCTGAATTATACGACGGTAAGCAGTGAGTCCGTGGGAACAGGTGACGGGACAGAAAAAACATTTACAGGAACACTGGCCGCAGTTACTGGCAGGATAACAGCCTTTGCTATGACGGTTACGGATACGGTTGAAACTTTTACGGATGATGGGAATGGGGTGCTTACAGGGAGCGCAGGAGGCACAGGAACGATTAATTACAGTACTGGCGCGTATTCAGTTACGTTTGATTCAGCTCCAGCAAATACACAGGCCATTACAACCGATTATCAGCATGAAAACGCAACAAATAACGGTATCGCAGATTTTACAAAATCAGGCACACGAGTTGCTGGTGAAGGGTTTATTTTTAATCAGGGTGAAGGTGGCGGAGATATGCAGAATGTTTTTACTTTGGATAATGTACAGTATTGTTTTCATAAGAAAAAAACATGGCAGTTGACAATAACAGAGGATGATACCAATGCGACGAATTTACCCTATAGGGAGCTTGTGGGCATACCAAACTGGCGTGCGGCAGATGAAGCAGAGGAAGGGATTTATTATATTGACTACACGAATGAGAAAGACCCGCAATTTCGAGTATTAACCTACGGCACAGGTGGATCATCACAAATTATCCCGCGCAGTGTTTCAAAACAGCTGATTATCAACAAAGAGCGCGTGGGAATAAATTTAACAGATTATCGGTTTAATAAAGCAGTAGTAAAAGTGTGGGGGGATTTGGTACTATTCGCGTGCAGGCATAAAGACGACACGTTTAATAACACACTGTTTGTGTATGATCGAATTAAGAAAACGATAGATCGTAAAGACGATTATGCTTCAACACTTGAGGTATATAACGGGACAATGGTAGCGGGCGATTCGGTATCAAACAACGTGTATACGCTATTTAGCGGGTTTGACGCAGACGGTTCTCTAGTAAATAACCACTGGATCAGTGGATTTACGAATCATGGGAAAGACCATCACAAAAAGACTAAAAAATTTGTAATTAAAGGCGAGATTGGTGTGGATCAGAATTTAGAAATTTACACAAATGTTGATAATGGCGGATTTGTTTTAGTAGATACAATTAGTGGAAGCGGTGCGTATGTTGACATAGGGCAGAAGATTTTAGTGGGGTCGCTTACTGTTGGAAGTCATGAAGTGGGCGGCGGTGGCGATGGCGTAGACGCTTACCATTATGAAACGGAATTGTCAGTCAACGTAAGCAAATATGAATATATTGGAATTAAGTTTGTGGCAACGGGGATCGGGTATGTATCAGTTACAGAATTTCGATACGAGGATATCCGCACCCGTAAAGCAGTACAAAAAATACCTAAGAAATACCGTCCCTAGTGATGGTACATACATTATATGAATAACGAAAAAAGCAAGTTTTTAAAAATCTATTGGTGGGCTGGTATCTTTTGCGTGCTTGCCGGTATTGTCGCAAGTATTGTTTCTCTCTCTATGGTAAGGCCGATTGTTCAACAGGTAGTAACCCCCACGGAGATAATACGGGAAACCATAAGCCATGTGTACGAAGATATACCAGAAGATATACTCGGCGCAACTATCCCCGTAACAGTGGCGGTGTTTGAAAGTTCCTTACAGGCAACCATAAATGTAAGCTCTACGTCAATGACGCTTAACTCGGGAACAACTAAGTCTGGTGACAATCTTTCGGGGTACATCTGTTTTACGCTTAATGAGGGGACAAGCAATGAGGAATATACATGCGGTACGGCGTCAGGGACGTCTGTAACGAGCTTGGTTCGGGGTATAGACCCAGTTGATGGTGATTTGGCAGTAGAAGCGCTGATTAAGACACACAGACGTGGCGCAAGCGTCAAGATTACTAATTACCCACAGCTCGCTATAGTCAGTCGTATTCTAAACGGAGACGAAACAATACCAAACTTGTTGACATACGCGGCAACGACAACGCCAGTAAACCAAACTGATATAGTTCATAAATACTATGTTGATACTGTGGCTATTGCGGGAGCTTCTAACGCCACAACGTCTTTGCAGGGGCTTGTGGAGATGGCAACAAATGCGGAACTTGTTGCAGGGACAGAAAAAGGGAGTACTGGCGCGAATCTGTGCGCTAATACTGCGGATTTCGGGAACACAAGCAGTGCTAAACAAATGGTTGCGGTTACCGACGCGGACGGCGATATCCCGGGTGAGTTTATGGAACTCGATTTTGCATATGCGTGGAGTGGGAATAGTACCTTTGCCGGCATGAGCACGTTTAACGCAACGACGAATTTAACGTCTATATTCCAACTAAACAGTGTGAACGTAAGCACAACGGCGGCACTCTTGAATGAGGCAACGGACTTATTCGAGGGATCGGATATAACAGCAACAGAGGCAGAAGATTTGACGGATAGCGGGACATCCACGATACATTCCCACCCGATGGCGGTTACGCAAACAACACGCACGAATGCCGCGGGGACTGGAGATCAAACTATTGCACATGGGTTAGGAGTTGCGCCTAATTTAATTGTGGTAAATGCTGTATGTATCGAAACAGCAGCAGACCTAGACACCGAACAATCGCGTGGACATGCGACAGGAACAGGAGACGACGAATGTCAGAAATGGAGTGCTAGGCCAACTGGCTCAGGGATAGCTGGACAAATAGATGATGCCCTTATATGTGGTGGAAATGGCGTAGCCAATCTATCAACAACGGATGCAACTAATATTACGATCAATTGGAGTTCAGCAGTACCATCCGATTGTGGGACTGCTTATATTCAAATAGAAACTTGGTATTAAATACAATCATAATTAACTTATACCCATATGCCACTAACAATAGACGAAGACATTAAAAAACTTGGTTCACGCACTCCTGTAGCGCTACAAGAGTTTAAGGATTCTTTTAAGGATCGCGAAACCGATACAACGCGAGGAGAAGCACGATCGACAATTGACGCCGATGGTTCAGTTGTGCCGTTTGATTTAGGACAAGACACGAAAGTACAAGCAGCACAAAAGAATTTGATTAGTCAATTTGATACAACACCACCGGATGAAACGGCTATCCGCGAGCAAACGCGAAAACAAATGCAGGAACAAATTGACGCCATAAATGCGGCCGCCGTGCAACAAATTGAAGAAGCTCGATTGCGCAGTGAAAAAAAACAAAAGGAATTTGGAGGAACAGAGAGAGCTATACAATCGAAAAGCGGTCTTTTGGGCCAAGAGTTTGGTTTGGCAAGACAGCAAAAATTGAGAACTGGTATTGAAAAAGCAACTGCGTCAGAGGTGCGGGGTATTGAAGTTGAAAAACAACGTCAACTCGCGCAGGTTTTTGGAGCTATAGAAACACGAGCCGATGCTAGGCTTAAACAGGAAGCAGAGGACGCACGGACCGGAGCTACATTACAATTGGAGTTTTTACAGCAGGAACAGGATCAAGCACGGGCTGATCTTGCTTTACTCTCTCAAGGGGGGGTTGGGGTTGACCAATTCACCCTTGAACAAAAAGCTGAATTGATGAAACAAGGAGGATTCAAAAGCGAATTGACCTTTGAGGCGTTTTACAATGCCGCGAAATCGCCAGATGAGAGTGTTAAATATAGTTATATGGAATTAAGCGATGGAACATTTGTGCGGGTAGGAGACGATGGGACTGAAAAAAATATTGGGAATTATGCAAAACCAGAAGACAATGCGTCATGGGAACTTGAAGAAGTTTTGACAGACGGGACATTGGCATGGGTACAGAGAAACGAAGAAGGAAACGTAATAGATTTCAAACCTTTTGAAGATAATGACCCAAACGTTACACAAGAAACAAGAGAAGTTAATGGTCAGCTTGTTCGTTTCTCTTATGATAAGCAGGGTAATGTAGTAAACGAAGTGAGTCTTGGTGCGGTAACCTCAGGAATAAAAACCTATCAAGAAACCCGCGAGATTTTAAATGAAGATGGAGAAATACGAGTGAAACGTCTTGTGTATGATCCACAAGGAAACTTAATTAACGAGGTTGATTTAGGACAATCAGCAACACAAAAAATAAATAATAGTGGATTAGATTATCGCACACAAACACAGATAGATTCTATTGCAAAAGGGTTTGATACTCACCAAATAGTGAAGAATTTTATAGTCGTTCAAAATAAAAGAGAAAGCGTACAGCGAATAATTGATTCAGATGTTGGTGGAGCTGGTGACCTTGCGTTGATCTTTGAATTTATGAAAGCACTCGATCCAAATAGTGTAGTGCGTGAGTCTGAATATGCTGCCGCTGCAAAGTCAGGTAATATTTTTGTAGGTGTTTATGCGCGGTTTAATGGGTACTGGAAAGCAGAGGGAGGATTTATGCCGCCAGCATTGAAAAACGACTTCATGGAAATCACAAACCAAAAATATCAAGTTGTAGAGTCGCAATACCAAAATCTTTATAGTGAATATGGACGAAGAATTGATAGAAAAACTGGAGTAGATGACGGAACAGAATACTTGACGAACTATAATTTCGATACTTCACAAAGTGATGAGGTTGACTACAGCCAATACACCAAAGACGAACTACAACAGCTATTTGATGAGGGTATTATAGGAGGCAGACAGACAGACACAGGAATAGATTACTTAGACCCCGTAACAGGAGAGGTCATAAAAAAAAAAGATGAAATAGCACAATTCAAAGAGGCAATAGCCGAACAAGAGAGCGGGGGTAATTACCGAGCAATTGGAAAAGAAACAGGCAAAGGAAAAGCATATGGCAAGTATCAGGTTATGGATTTTAACATTCCAACATGGACACGCGAGGTATTAGGGCGTGCTATGACTCCGCAGGAGTTCTTAAATGACTCGCAGGCGCAAGATAAGGTGGCAGAAGTTAAAATGCAACAGATATTTGAGAAACATGGCAATTTGGAGGATGTGGCAAGCGTGTGGTTCAGTGGAAGACCAATAGCAGGGAACACATCGAAAGACGTAACAGGTACGAGTGTACCACGATATGTTAAAAACGTGATAAGCATATTTAATCGTAAAACATAAAAATATGGCATTAACACCGCAACAAATAGAAGATATAAGGCAGAAAGTAGAAAGGCAGCGAGAGCAACCTGTTCAATCAACACCCCCGCAAACGGGCGCAATTAACTTTGCAGAAACAGTACAGCCAAAGAAAAAAGGGAATCGTGTCTTGGGTTTTTTGGGCAATGTTGGAAAGGCGCTAATTAAGTCAGAACGTAGACTTGGTGAAACATTGGGCCAAAGTGCAGGCATCGTTGGGGTAGGTAAACAGCAACTGAAACGATCGAAACAGACTGTTGCGCGAATTGACAGAATTATAGAAGGATTGAAAGAAGCGGAAAAGGGAACACCAGTATATGACAGTCTATTAGAGCAACTAAAAATAGAAGCAAGAGGCGAGCGCTCACAAGATGCCGTACAGGAACTAAAAGATATTGCGCCCGCAAGCAAAAAAACAGGATTACAAATTGCCGGAGAAGCGGCAGGGGTTGGAATTGATATTGTTGGCGCTGGTGTTTTAGGGTCTAAGGCGGGGACGGTTGCGCGTGTTGCTCCTTCGGGGATTTTAAAAGGAGCTATAGGCGGCGCTAAAACAGGATTTAAAGCAGGGGCATTGTTTGGTGGTGCGCATGGAGTCGCGGAATCTGTGCAAGAAGGTGAAACCGATGTCCGTGATATAGCGGTTGAAGGTTTAAAACAAGGGGCAATAGGCGCGGCTGCGGGCGTAGTGCTTGGTGGTGCAGTGGGTGGTTTGGGAGGACATTTTAATCGGAAAAAAGAAATCGCACAGTTGCTTAAAAAATCTCCTACTGAACAAACAAAAGGGGTCTTAAAATTTACGACAAAGCAGACTGGTAAAATTACAAAGGATAAAATTGCGCGTCAAGCATTTTCAGTTGGTATTGATGAGTCAGACGTCGCGGTTATAAAATCCATGACTCCGCAAGAAAAGAGGATCGCACAAAAAATGTACAAAATAAGCAAAGAAGCAGCAAGTAATAAGTTGTTTTCCAAGCAAGCAGTTCAAGAACCGGGGAAAAGTTTAGTGGATGAAGTACGATTTGTAATTGGTCAGCGTCAAATGGTAGGTAAAAAATTAGGAGAAGTGGTACGAGGGATGAATGATGATGCTGTTGATGTTACTAGAATTGCCAATGATTTTAACGATGAACTTGGAAACGCCGGTATTAAGTTAGGCGAAAAAGGCAAACTCAATTTTATCAACAGCAGATTTGCGAATAACGCCAGAGCAAAACAGTTGTTGCAAGGAGTGTACGACGATATTAGACCTAGAAAAGGGATATCTACTATCACGCCGCAAAAAGCAAATGTTGTCCGGCAAAGAATTTTTGACGATTTGAATTTGGGTAAAATGAAAAACGAACTTACCAGTAACGACGTGCGCATTTTACAAAATGTTCGTAATCAGTTGGATGAGCCGTTGATACAGATATCTGACAAATACAGAAAACTAGCAACAAAATACGCACGGTTGTCTGGTGCGATAGAACGATTTAATAAACTCATGGGAAGCGATTTTCAAATAAGTGATGACTTGGCAAAACTGCGAGCTGGCGAAGTTGGCCGGCGAGTTTTAGGCAAGGCTTCGTCTCGCCCGCTAAGCATGATTGAAGAAATAGAAAATATAGCCTCGGAATTTGGGTATAAAGGCTTGCCTAAAGGAAGCATACGCAAACAGTTTATTTTCGCGGATTTTCTTGAAGATTTGTTCGGAACGACACAAAAACAAAGTTTGCGCGGGCAAGTAGCTAAAGGCGTGGGAGATTTTGAGGAAGCCTCAAGTATTGTTTCGGATTTATCAAGGGGGAAACCCTTGAGCGCGGCCACTAAAAGCGTTATGAAAGGTATCAACCTTGCAAGAGGTCACACCCCAGAATCACAGAAAAAGGCCGTTGAGGGGTTGCTTGGGTTATCTGATGATAGTGTTGATTTGATAAGCGGTATTGTCGCGAAAGGAGACGATACAATAACCAAACAGCTTAATATTAGGACTCCTAAGGGGTTAGCGTTTAGGGATGATTTTATCCAGCAAAGATTAAAAGATGCCGCAGCAAAAGTTGAACTCCGAATTACAGGGAATATCCGAGGAGAAGCATTTAGAACCCCGGAAGCAAGAGCAATTTCAACCTTAAAAGTGGGGAATATAACTTCTCCTAAAGAGTTTTTAAATACCGTTATCAAAAAAATGAAAGACGTTGATATCCGCATTGATGATGAGTTAAGAGATATGATAAAAGCCACTGCTGCTGAATTAGGACAGAGGATCACTAATTTTAGGAATACCGGGCTGAATGCAAACCAATTGTTTAAAAAGCTATAGGTTTAATCTTTGACAAAAAAAGTACCTAATACCCAAAAAATGGTAAAAACTATGACTATTAGGAAAACAATTGACCCGAGAAAATAAAAAGCAAATATCATAAATTTAATCTTCGTAAAATATGTTGTGAATGTTCTGTACAACACCTTGATTTTCAAAGTCGCCAATAACAACCCAAGTGGGAATGCCAAGTAAACATAGTCCCCTATTGGTTTCAGCAACGGCTAGGCCACCAGAATTTCCGCTATCGATTTCAGCGGAAACGAAATAGTCTACTTCTGGAAGGTTGCCAAATGGAATTTGAGAGGCTTTGTCGTAACCTGTTATAGTTCCTTGAGTTAAGGTACGTGCTTCTATATCTCCTTCCTCTCCAAATACGTCAACTGTTTGTTTTGCGAACGCTGGATACCCTATCGTATATACTTTTGTCCCGATGGACATCTTTGTTCCGCAATGTTTTAACTCACTTGCGTTGTAGTTGAGGTCAGGGATTTTTGGGAACTCGCTTTTATCAAGACTTTTTAAAAACCATTCGCCGATTTCTAAAAATGCCGAATCTGATGAAGAATTAAAGTTATATGCTGGATCGAGAACAAGTTTATACGATCCTATAAAAAATTCGTTATTGTCCTGTAGATTTATAAAGCAATACTTAACTCCGAGGATATCAATAACATGGTAGTTTGTAAGTACATAGTGGGTATCATTCATATTATAGAGAAAACCACTTCCTTCTGAACTGCCATAATCTGAAACACACCTGATGTTTCCTACGCCGCTCATAATGTCATTTATAGTAAGCGGTTGAGGTTTGATACTTTTGTCCTCTGGTGGAGGGGGAGGAGGAACAGGGATTTTTGCCATAAGCGGAGTTAAATCCCCCATTGGGATAGTTTCTAAATCAGCATTGGTAATTCCTAACCCCTTATCGCGCATGAGTTTGAATGCGTCAGTAGGAGACCCCATAAAATACCTTTTTGAGTCAACTGGATCTACATACCATGCCTCGCCCGCTGATTCAACTTGTAGCAGTATGCGGCCAGATAAACGATCAGCAAGGTTGGGCGTAGCAAAAGCAAGAATAGGAATTACGGTTAGGATTCCTAAAATAAAGAATATTACGTTTTTAAAAATTGGTTTCATAAAAAAACGAGTCCCACCATCACGTAAAGACTCGTTGAAATTCTATCAATAAGATAGAATCCTTGTACAAGGATGTGATGGTGTAATTGTTCTTGCAAATTCATTATAGCACAGTGACAAAGGCTGTCAAGATATGGTAAAATGAAAAAATATAAAATAATTTATGCTGATCCCCCATGGAAATATAGCAGTAAACAGTTATATGGAGACAAAAAATCAGGATTTGATGATAATGGAAAACGAAAAAGATTTTCTAAGTTAGAGAAAATTTATTCCACGATGGAATTGAACGATATTAAACTTTTGCCTATACAGGATATAATTTGTAAGGATAGTGCATATTTTATGTGGGTAACAGATAGCCATTTGAAAGAAGGAATAGAAGTTTTAAAAAATTGGGGATTTAAGTATAAAACTATTGCATTTGTATGGTTAAAAAAATATCGTACAGGTACTACAGTATACAATTTTGCTCCATGGACATTGAAAAGTACTGAAATTTGTTTATTGGGAACAAAGGGACAAATGAGTAAATATAAAATATGTAATAATATTAAGCAATTAGTGATTGCGGAGCGTACAACACACAGTAAAAAACCACATGAGGTTAGAAAACGTATTGAATGTCTATTTGGTGAATTGCCTCGTATAGAATTATTTGCTCGAGAAAAAACAAAGGGTTGGGACACATGGGGTAATGAGGTTAAAAATGATATTGAATTATGAACGAAGGCAATATACAAACCATTACAGAAGCTGGTGCGGTAGGAATTGCCGTATTGCTTGTTATCTATAATTTTTACAAAGACAGGCTTTTTAGCAAAATCATGGAGAGTAATAATACTACGATTAGTAACCATTTGAATCATTTGAACGATACGTTGATTGATCTTTCGGAAGAAATAAAAGCTGCAAATATGAACCATGAAAATATAGTAAGTGTGCTGGACAAGAACACTCGAGTCATTGACAGAGTCGAGCGTATTTTGGACAGCAAACTTAATAATTAACTATGGAAAAAACAACGAAACAACCAAACGGATACCTTCACAAAGAAGAAGATTTAGGGGATGCCAATTATGAAATGATTTTTGGGTCGCCTAGTAATTGGAAAGGCAAAGCTTCAAAAGATTGGCGAGACAAGATGCCGCCTTTTCGGGATCAAGGAAGTTTGCCCACTTGTGTCGCACATGCAACTTCAGCAGTTGGGTATGCTTTAAACAAGGCATACGACGATGTGCGGCCCGCAGGATCGCCCTTGTGGTTATTTTTTGAGTCTGGCGGTTCTGTTTACGGAAGCTATATTGCAAACAACGCAGACACCATAAGGAAAATAGGCATCGTCTTTGAGAAAGACAAACCATACAAAGACGTGTCCTTTTATGACGCTAAAAAGTATGCTTTACAAGTAACCTCTAAGCATTTGCAAAAAGCGCTGTATAACCGTGTGAAAAATTACAGTAGGCTTAATCCGCGAAACATAAACGCTTTAAAAGAAGCGCTAGAATACTCGCCACTGGTTCTGGGATTATATACGACTCGGGGTTATTGGAATCGTTTTGCAAGATATACGACTCAAGGAGGCGGACATGCGCCCGTACTCTGCCACATAGATAAAGATAACAATTATTACGTATTTGACAGCTTGACGTACAAACAGGGCTTTGACGGTTTCCATACATTGCATAGTAGCTACCCTTTGTTGTCCGCATACAGTTTCAGAGATTTACCAGATGACTGGAAAGATTTGAATGCACAAAACAAGATCGCCAAGCTAAAGGGTAAATATATCTTACGAGCTGAAGGTGCTGGCGAAGTGTACAAGGTTCTTGATGACGGCACTTTAGAATATCTTGATAGCAACAAAAAAAATAAACGCATTCCGTTAGTTGATAGAGTTTTACGAGAACTTGCGGAAGAAAATAAATTAGTAGGCATCAGCGAATCCGATTTCTTGGCTTTGTTTGATGCTTAAATTATATGGACCAATTAAAATGGAAGTTTGATGAGAAGACAGTTAGGAAGATAATCAAAGGAGCTGGTATAACTGCTTTTTATGCCGTAGCTGTTTTCGTTTTGAGCCTTGCGGCAAGAATTGATTTTGAAAACGCCGTAATAAACGGCGTCGTGATTCAAATAGTGCCAACGCTACTAAATTCACTCAAAGAGTGGTACAAAGGAGAAGAATCAAGTGTACCCACCAACTTATTTGGTACTCCCAAAAGACCAGCTGTTGACACAACAAAAGAATAGATGATACAATACTATTGTCAAAGTTTTCTATTCTTTGACAGAGATTTGTGGGCAGTAATCACCTCGACTTTCTTGTGAGTGGTTTTATCACCACCACTCATAAACAAGAACTCAATGCGTATTTTCATTATTTTGCGCAGACAAAACCGTCATTACTATTGGCGGTTTTGTATTTTATTGCTGTGGATAACTTTTTGTTTTTTGAAACATTTTTTTATTTTTACATTTGAGCATGTCTCAAAAGCGGCTAATATAAGGTATTTTTTAAGAGACTTGACAGAATTATAATTATGAATTATAATTGTAGTGCAATTATAAAAAGCGAAGTAGCGTGTCGAGGTACGATACTTTGCTTCAGAGAATATGATAATACAATACTATCGTAAAATAATACAAGGAGAGAGAGAAATGTATATTCAAAATTCTCGAACCAGAGACATATTAAGTTATTTGACGGGGCGCAAAATTTTAAATGAAGTTGACATGGTCGCGCTAAAAGGCTTGGGGCATGAATTTGAGGAAATTCCAACTCCAAATAAAGAGCGATTGCCAGAATAAAAAGTGTGATTAAAAATAGAGAGGTGGTGATATTATGAACAAATATAAATATTGTCGAGTTAGTTCAAAGCCTAACCTTTGGGTTTGTTTGAGAAAGAGGATGGAGTTTATAGGAATGCTTGTGTCGATGAGCTTAATAGTGATGTTAAGCGTGTTGATAGGAGCTGTAAGATAATATGGAGAAGACAGAACAAAAAGTAAGATGTCCACAACCAAGTTGTACAAAAAAAGACGACAAAGAATTTATTGACGCGAACGGCATGTGCGCCTCATGTGAGAATGTGTACAGTGAACAATATCAATATGAGGGTAAGCACGAAGTTTGTTAATGGTGATACAAAACTATGATTAAAAACAAAGAACAGCACAAGCGCGAAGTAAGGGTTAAAAAGAAACTGTGGAGCTTTGGGTTTAAGGTAACACATGAGTCAATTAAACCAGAATACTTGCGCACTAAAGGATTTGATCTTCTTGTTGAGGATAGGTACAAGGTGATTGTTACTCATAACCTGTTGCCAACCGAGCGGCTGAAAATTGGTAAACATAGAGTATTGGCGATGGTCACAGGCAAGAAAATAGTGTTTTTTAGCGGACAGACAGGCAAAGCAAGCGATAGCCCATATGATATTTTTGGGCGCTCGTCTCGTAGAGGATAAAAAAATCCCCCACTTGTTCTATTAGCAAATGGGGGTAAAAACTAAGATGTTTTTAATGGTTTATGATATCTATAATTATTATATAACATCAAAATTACTATGTCAAATGAAGCAGTAGCACAACCCAAACAAGAATTAGAGGTTATGCCCAAGCCGTCAGATGCGTATGTTGCACGCGCAGAAGCCCGCAGTTTAGAATTTATGAATCCGAAGCGGTGGCAGGCTATGGAACACATGGCAAAGACATTCATTCAGTCTGGGGCGCTTCCTTCAAGCATACAGAACGCGCCACAGCTTATTATGGTTTTTCAGTCGGGGTATGAAGCGGGACTACAGCCCATTGAGGCTTTAAACTCATTCTATTTTGTGAATGGCAAAATGTCGATGTACGGGGATACTGTTATCGCGCAAGTTCTTAAAGCTGGCCATAAGGTTGAATGGGGCGAGTGTGACGATAAGACTGCTACAGTAACAATTACGAGAAAAGATAACGGAATATCGGACACCAAGACATTCACGATGGAACAAGCAAAGGCACGAGGTCTCACACAAGGACATAAAGGCCCCAAAGATGTTTGGTCGAAGTTCCCAGAGAATATGTTGCGCTATAAAGTGTTTGCTATGGTCGCGCATTTTGTTGTGCCAGACGCGCTGAAAGGCATTCAGGTGGGCGATAGCCCAGAGATTGTGGCAACTGCACGAGCCATAGAAGAGGAAAAAAGAGAAAGAGTAGAAGATGAGAGAATATTGTCAGAGCAACTTAAAAACGCGGTGAGAGGAGCTATGAATACACCTGTAAAAACGAAAGGTCAAAAAACTCTTTTGGATACACTCAACGAAAAACCTAAAAAGAAAACAGCAAAAAAAGTTGAAGTGGACAGCAAGCCTAAAACAAAGAAGAACGCTAAAAAATAACTATGACAAAATACTACTGGCACATACACCATGACAGACTGTTAGAAGTAGCCACAGAACCAATCCAAAACAGGATTGAATATATTAAAAAAGAAAAACCTAAAGAAGAAATTGAGTTAAGGTTAAAGTTGCTAAAACAAGTTAAAGGCAAGTTGCCTGTTTCGGTGGACAAGGCATGGAAAGCGTTTGACAAGGCAAGGGAAGTGTATGACAAGGCAAGTGAAGCGCTTGACAAGGCAAGTGAAGCGCTCGACAAGGCATGGAAAACGTATGACAAGGCCTTAACAAACAAAGATATTATCAAGCTACATGACAAAGAATGTCCCGACTGTCCGTGGAATGGGAGGAGTATTTTTAGTTAAACGATAACTATGAAAAATGAATCTAGTATAAAGGACGTTCCTTGTCCAGTCGATCACTGGTCATATTCTTCGATGAATATGTTTTTACGTAATCGGCTTGCGTTTAAGAAGCAGTACATACTAAAAATTTACGATGACCAAAAAAGTCCGTCTGCTGTTTTGGGCCAAGCTGCGCATAAAGCCTTGGAAATGTATTATGGCGGACTTGATTCCACATCCTCTATTGAAGTAGGCTTAAAATTTATTGAGGAGTTATCTGATGCAGAAATCAATTACGGGAAAACAGGGTCTCGCGAAAAACTTTTAAAGGAGTACAATCAAGCTATTTCTTTTTATCTCGAAGAAGCTCAAGAGTATAAGATACGAGACGTCGAAAAAAAGCTGACTCATTTTATCGAAATTGACGGAGAAAAAATGCCGATCGCCGCAAAGTCTATAACCGATTTGGTGATTGAGAATGACGAGGGGGGGATAGATATTATCGATTACAAATTCAGTAAATTCTTTACTACAGACTATGAAGACAATCCAGTATTTATTCTGCAAGCCATGTTCAATTATCACACTATTAAACAAGAGTGTGGCATCGCGCCAACACGAATGATTTTTAACGAGTGTAAAATCAGTAAAAACAAAAACGGCGAACCACAAGTTCAGCCGTGGATAATAGAATTTGAAAAACAAAAAGACTATTTCGTGTTTTTCAAAAAAATCTACAAAGACTGCACAACAGAGATACTGAAACCAGACATCCAATACTTACCCAATTTTTCAGACATTTTCGATGGCAAAAATTCTTTTGAGGTGTACCGATCTGATCTGATCGATGTTGCGCCACCTATCCCCGTTCAACACAAAACAGAAAAGAAAGAATTTGTCGAAAAGAAAAATTACATTGAAAGCGCTCTTGATAAAGAGGAGAACAAGGATTTTACAGACGAGGAGCGCATACGGGTTAAGTTGCAAGAATTTGGCTTAATGGTTGAGATGAAAGATACTTTTTACGGGTTAGGAGTTATCCAGTACACTCTTAAACCTTCTCGGGGAGTTCGTATGTCTGGATTCGAAAAGCATACAAAGGATTTAGCGCTTGCACTAAAAGCGAAGACAATACGCATTGAAGCTCCAATTATGGGAACTGATCTGGTTGGTATTGAA